AAGTTCTCCCTGCTTTAAAGTTTCATTTAGTAAAGTTTTATACTGTTGCTCAAATATACTACTCATATCCGTTATTTTTAAAGTTATCTAATGCAGCTATATATCCTACACAATCTAGCATTGTATCTTTTTTTGTATTGTATGCCATTCTTGATACTTTTAAAGCTACCATACATTTATAAAAATCTTCTGTAGTTATTTCTTTGTTACATAATTCAGACGCAACACGAGCAGCCTTAGCTATTGAATCATCAATATTACCATACTGTCTTTCTTTTTCTTCTGCTCGATCAAATATAATTTTTTGAGCTTCTTTTAAAATATTCATTTTTTTTTGTTTTAATAAATTTATCAAATATAATATTTTTTTAGTTACAAACATAATATAAATTAATTATTTCCATATCCTAGTCTAGCTTTAACCTTTATATCAATAACCTTTTGATTATTATATGTTTTATTAATTTCTTTATATACTATACCTTTTAACTCTTGTATTTTTATTTTTACTGTTTTGCCTCTTTTTATTTCTTTTTCAATTTTTAAATCAGCCCAAACAATTTCGTTATAGTTTACAGTATCAGATTTGTATTCCATAATTTATAATAAATCTAATATTTTTAAATCTTCTTGTATCTCTTTAATCATTGCTATTGCATCTTTATAATCTTGGTTTTGTATTGCCTCAAGAACTATGTTTAAATCATATACAAATTTAATCATTTGTTCTAAGTTTTAAAAGGTGATAGCACTCTGAATACTTTTGTCTTGCTTTGCCTTTATATTCTTGTTTAAATAATTGATACATTTTTTTAGTGTATTTATATTTTGTATCACAACCATTAAACCACTTACTTGCAAACACTTTACCTTTACCTTTAAAATATTGAACGTTATCAGCACTATCTCCGACGATCATTTGCTCATAAAAATTATACATAGCTTCCTCTTCTGATATATCAAGAATTACTTTATGTTTATAATGATAATTATACATAAGACAAGGGAACTGCTTATAATCTTTATCAATGCTTACTATCATAACATTATCACGCCCTAGTTCATTTGAAAGTTCGTACCAATATCTAGCAACCATATCATCTGTTTCAATTCCATAACCCCAAACGCTGTTATATTGGTCTTTTACGTATTGGTGCATTTCATTTAATAAAGGTGGTAATTCTTGTTTCTTTCTATTAGCTTTATAGTCGCTTGTAATTAGCTTTCTAAAATTACCCTTGCTTCCGCTAAATGTTATTACTTTTTCAATAGGGTACATATCTTCTAGCTTGTTTACTATGCTCATAAATTGCTCATCAAACTTAGCTTGTGCATCTTCTATATCCTGATAGTATTTGTCATCTTCTGGGTTCTCTCGTTTCTTATAACAAGAGGCAAAGATTAAACTATCTGCATCTACTAAAAGTATCATTCTAAATCTAAATTAAAGCATTCAACTGAACAATAGTAATCCCCATTTGTTTCACTACCACAACAAGCGCAAATCGTTTCTGCATCTGGTTCATCTATATAACTATCTAACCAACTCATATCTCGTATTGTTTTAATTTGTTTTCTAAATCTTCTATTTGCTTATTCAAGTCTATAAGCATTTTGTTTTTTTCTTCTCGTATTATTACTATACGTTTTTTAAGTACGCTGTTTTCTATATTTAAAGCGTTTACGTATTGCCCTATTTCAGTCATTCCCTGTATAAAGTTTTTTAAGTCTTTATTAGCAGGTTTTTGTTTACTCCATTCCATAACCTTATCAGCTATATGGTTAAACCAAAGATTATACGATTGTTTTTGTAGTAAAGTCATTACTTAGATATACCAATTATAAAACCTAAAGTAACTAATAAAGATGCTAAGACTATAAGTGAAGCTGTTATAATTAATTCACGCTTGTTTTGTAGATCAATTTCTCTTTGTTTTAAATCTCTCTTAGTGTAAACTTCAATACGCTTACCTTTTACATCAATGTGTAAACCTGTTTTTGTCTTTTTCATAATATTGTTTTTTGTTTTTGTTTTGTTATGCCTTATTGACACTACAAATATACAACTTTATTTTAATTATAAACAAATTAATTAACTATTTTTTTTTATTTATTTTTCTTTTATATTAAAATAGCTATCCCAAACACCGCTTTTAACTTCTTCGTTTAGGTTTATTATTGCTGCATCTTTTTCTTTTAATAAATAACAAGGCTTTAATACTTTCTTATTATTCCATAACGTAGTATCAGGGCAGTAAATATCTTTAGTTTTTAAACTCTCTAAGTTATTAAGCCAAAACATATAATTTCCTTTAGGGTCATTTACTAAGTAAAGTGCAACCTTTCCTGTTTCAATTAGTTTATCGTGCTTAAACTTCTCTAATATTTTAGTATCATAATACTTGTTTCTAAATTTCATTTCTATAACACAATCTTGACCCTTTGGGGTTGTGCCTACGGCATCCCAACTTTCATTACCTTTTCCTGTATGGGTTAAGTTCCAACCGTCAAGGTTTAAAAGCGTTACAACGGCTTTCTCCCAGTTATGTATTTTCTCTATCATTTAATTTTGTTATATATGTTATCTATATCTTTTATCCACATTACTAATGTTTTTGGTTTGCAGCTACAAGGCTCATAATATTTATGGTTATAATACCTAGAGTGCAACGTACATAAAAGCCTGTACTGTTCTTTTGATAGCTTAGTAGTAACATTTGCTTTAAAGTCTATCCATAATTCTTGGTCTTCTATTCTCATAGCTCTATATTTATATCATTCCAATCTTTACGCCTTTGGTCGCAACCGCAATCTTTACCTAGCGCCTTGCTAATATTTTTTACCAGCCAATGTATGCCAGTGTAGTAAGTGATGTAATAAAATAAATCTCCTAATTTCATAACTTTTTTTTTATATGTTTCTTAGCGTTTGTATATGTATTATAAAGAGAGTGATACCTTATATCCGTATTTCTGCTTAATTCAGCAACACTCATTCCGCTACCTATTATTTCAAATATTTTTCTGTCATACCAGTACATACTATTTAATATGCTATCTAATTTGTCACGCTGTTTTGCCCATTCTTTTTCGTCAATACCACTTTCTTGAATTTCTTTAAGTTCGTTTATATCTTCTAAATAAACTTTCTTTTGTCTTAGGCTTGACTTATATAAGTTTGTGTAAATACCTCTTAGAACCTTATAACAGTAGTAGTGGTTTATCTGGTCTTTATAGTAAAGGTCTAAACCTTTTTTTACATCAGCATCTAACTGTATATACATCTCTTGCACAACATCCTCACTCATTGAGGGATTGCAGCCGAAACTCTTTACTATATTATTCCAATCTCTGTGCTTTTTATATGCAAGTTCTAAAATTGATTTCATTTATTCATTTGGTTTTAATGTTCTAGGTACAAAATACTCTAATGGGTCGTATATTTCTCCAACTACAAAAGGCAACCCAAACTCGTTAATACTAAAGCTAAAAGTTTCAAAAGCATAACCCCTAGAACGTTTACAGCTTACTGTTATCCATTCTTTATTTACTGTATTCACTTCGAGCTGTATTTGGTTTTCTGTTTTCTTCTCTAAAAATGAACCTAAATGACCTGTCGGCTTGTCGCTTCCGTAATTACTATGTATAACCGTTACTATGTGACAGTCATATTTAGCAGATAGTTGCATTATTTTTTGTACGCATAAATTACTTTCTTCTAAATTATTAACGTCTGATACTAAATCAGCTATACCATCAATAATGACTAAACCGTTTTTACCTTTGTTTTGCTCTAGGCAATGCTCTATGAATAATAATCGTTCTTTGTATCCTATTGTCCTAAGTGCGTATGTATGGTAACAACCCACCTCTTTCGTTGTACTCATATCCTGAACACGCTTAAAAACACGTTGAGCGTGCCAATGTCCTTGCTCTGTATCAAAGTGCATTAAACACCTGCCGTCCCTATGACCTTTTATTTTACCTCCAAAGTTATTACCACCACTTAAATAAACTGATGCAAGTAGTGAAACAAAAAACGTCTTTTTGCTTTTTGGGGGTGCTTGTACGAAGCTAAAATTACCATACGTTCCAATTGGTATAGGCATTGTAATATCTCCACCTTTTGCTTGTATAGTTTTTTCTCCTAAACTCAATGCTGTTGGTGGGTACTCCATAACCTCTGATGTGTCAATAGTGCATTCTTCTGCTATCAACTCCATTAACATATTATGTGTGGTTTGTTCTTCCGTTATCTCTTTCATTGTTTTGTATTGTTTTGTTTTGTTTTATTCAAAATCTTCTGGGAATAGTTTTTTACCTACTATTTTACCCAACTGCATAACTATATATGCTATAAATAAATATCCTATTGCTTTAATCATTTCTATCTTCTATTAGTTCGTTTATTTCTTCTATTGCTTCTTGAACAAAATAAGCGTTTAAATCATCTAAATATATTACATCTTCATTAAGTTTAGAACTATATATTATATATTCTATTAAAGCATCTTTTAAATCTGAATCGTAATAGTAAACATTTTCATTTACTAATATTTTTT